GTCCCCCTCTCCTCCGACCTCCTCGTCTTCCGCCCGGAGTGGATCAAGTTCCACACGGAGCTGCCCTTAGGCTGCCGCACCGTGGCCGCCATCGACTGGGGCTACGGCCGCCGCAGGCAGGACCGCGACGACCCCGACTGGTCGGTCTGCATCGTGGGGGAGGTGTCGATGGACCGAAACCTGCACCTGACCGACGTCCTGCGCGTGCGCGAGTCGTTCCCCGAGTTCGCCCGCCTTGCCCGCGAGCTCGTCGAGCGGCGCGGCGCGGCGATGGTGCTCGCCGAGGCCAACGGCCCGCAGAAGGGCGTCTTCGACCAGTTCCGCGAGTCCTGCCGTCAGCCCGTGGTCGCCGTCGAGCGCTCGACCGACAAGCACCTGCGCGCCGCCGCCAGCCAGCCATTCGTGGCCGCAGGCAAACTGTCCTTCCCACAAGGACAGAACGGCCAGGTCGCCCAGGCCTTCGCCCCGGTCGTGGACGAGATGCTCTCCTTCCCCGCCGGGAGCCACGACGACTGCGTCGACTGCGTGGTCGACCTCTGCACGCTCGCCTCGCAGGGGGCCATCGTTTCGCAGGGCGGGGCCATGACCGTCGCCACGCGCGCCGAGCGCATCTTCGGCAACCGTGGCATCAAGCGGCGGATGTTCACGTGACGAGGGGTAGACTGCGGCCCATGCACACGAGGGATGCAATCGCACGGCGGCTAGGCATCTTCGCCAAGGCCAACTTCAACTGCGGCATCGGCCCCGAAGGCTTCCAGCCCGGGAACGACTGCGGCGCAGGAGGCGGTGGCGGCGGCAGCGGCGACAAGCCCAAGGCCGGCGGCGACAAGCCCAAGGCCGCGCCCCGTGCGGGCAGCAAGCCCCCGCCGATCACCGCCAAGGGCATCGAGGAGCGCGCCAAGGCGTCCGGGCGTTCCTTCACCGAGCAGTACCTCCACGAGAGCCGCTCGGCCATCGACCGCGAGCACAAGGCCCGCGAGCGCAGGCGCGAGAAGCGCATCGAGCGCGCCAACGCCGAGGTCGCCCGCATCGACACCGCCCTCGACAAGCTCAAGAAGGAACGCGACGACTACGAGGCCGCCTACGCCGAGAGCAAGGCACGCCGAGCAGCCGAGCTCCGCGAGGCCGCCGAGCGCCAAGACGCCGACCTCGCTAGGCGCGCCGAGGAGGCACGCAAGGCCCGCGAGGCCGCCGCAGCCGCCAACGCCGCCAGCAAGGCCCGCATCGAGGTGCTCAAGCGCCAGCTCGCCGAGAGCAAGGCGCGCTCCCGCGGCCTGCGGATCTAGACGATGCCAGACCCCAAGTCCAACCCCATCATGCCGAACGCCATCCCGGGCACGGGCCTCCCGCCCGCCCACCGGCCGCGCAAGGCACCGCCCGCCCCCGCGCAGCGCGGACCCACCACCCCGCTCGCCATCCCGGTCGAGGTGCAGCGCTCCTACTTCCGCACCGCGAGCCTGATGCTGCGGAACTCGAGCCTCGCCTACAGGATCGACCCCAACTACCAGGCGATGATGCGCGCCGACGCGGACATCGAGGGCGTCCTGCGCTCCCTCCTCGTCACGCTCGCCGGCCTTGAATGGGCCATCGTCCCCGACGACGAGGAGAACCCCCGCCTCGTCGCCCTCGCCGAGCGCCTCACCGAGATCGTCCGCGACATCCCCCGCCGCAGCGACCTCTTCCGCCACCTGCACGAGGCCGTCTGGTACGGCGTCAGCGCCGCCAACCTCGTCTACGAGCGCGACCCCGTCCTCGGCGTGCGCGTCAAGGAGTGGGTGCCGTTCGCCGCCGACACCCTCGCCTTCGACCAGTACGGCAACCTTGCCATGCGCGTGGGCAGCGCGTACATCAACGAGCCCTCCGTCACCGACCTTGGCTTCGACAGCCTCGTCCACCTCTTTGACGACAACGAGCGCCGCGCCGTCATCCTGCACCGGGTCTTCACCGCGGCCCCGAACTTCATCGACCCCAACACGAGCGAGGCCGTCTACCGAGGCGTGGGCGCGCGCGACGTCTGCTGGTACATCTGGCTCCTCAAGCAGGAGATCCTCCAGAACGCCGCCGCCTACGCCGAGCGCTATGCGCTGGGCATCCGCGTGGGCTACTACCCCTCGGGCAACGACGCGGCCAAGAACGAGATGCTCACGGTCCTGCAGAACCTGGTGAACGACAATTCGGTCGTCCTCCCCCGCACCGGGCCGAACGAGAGCTTCTACGACATCGACATCAAGGACGCCAACGCCGGCCGCGCCCAGATCTTCATGGACCTCGTCAACTGGTGCAGCGGCAAGCTCAAGGAGGCGATCCTGGGGCAGTCGCTCTCGAGCGAGGCCGGGTCAACGGGCCTGGGCTCCGGGGTCGCCGACCTCCACGCAGACACCCTCTCCCGCGTCATCCGCTACCACGCGGACGCCATGAGCGAGTCGTTCACGACCGACTTCCTGCGCGTCGTGGCAGGCATCCTCGGCGCGAGCGAGTCCGAGGCCCGGTCGATCAAGTTCCGCTTCGCGCCCGAGCGCCCGAACGTCAAGGAGCGCCTCGAGGCCGTGCAGGCCTTCACCCAGATGGGCGGCCGCGTCAGCGAGCGCGAGGTGCGCGACCTCCTCGGCCTCTCCGAGCCCCAGGACGGCGAGGCCGTCCTCGGAGGCGGTCAGGCGGCCGGCGGCGGGGCCAACCCCCTCGCGGCCCTCCTGGGGCAGGGGAACGAGCCTGACGAGGGCGAGGAACCCGCCCCCGAAGCACCCAAGGTCGTGGCCCTCCGCAAGCGCAAGCGATGAAGCGACCCGCGCTCGACAAGCACCTGCGCCGCGTCCTGCGCGAGGCGCAGCAGTCGTACCGCCAAGCACTCGCCGCCCAGGTGCGCGGGCAGGACGACCCCGCCCTCTGGGACGCCTTCTCCGAGGCCACTAGCGCCCTCCTGCTGGCCTCCTGGCTCGCCGGGGCGCGCTCAACCGTCACCAAGGCCCGTATCCCCGACAAGGCCGTCCAAGGGATGCTCGAGGACGGGGACGCCGTCACCTTCGCCGCCCTGCCCGCCCTGAAGCTCGACGGCTTCGGCGGGGAGGCCATGAAGCCCATCGCGGACTGGTTCCGCCGCCGCGTGCCCATCAGCCGCAAGGACTGGGAGGTGCTCGTCGAGGCCGCCCGCCGCAGCGCCCGCGAGGTGGGGGACCACGAGCGGCAGAACGCCCTGATCGACCTCCGCAAGCGCAGCCCCTTGCTGGACGGCCTGTTACGCGGCGTCCTGTCGCGTCCCAATGCTGCGGGCGGCATCTCGGCCGTGAAACGGATCGTAAGCGATACGTTCTTCGTGACAGCCCTCAGCCCCGGCCAGACGGCCAAGGTGCAGGAGCTCATCGCCCGGGTGATCGAGGAGCGCCCCGGCAAGAGCGTGGTGGGCAAGGAGATCAAGGCGATGAACCTGGGGGACTTCGTCACCACGGCGCAGGTGCGCCTGGGGGTCGAGCTCTCGAGCGCGCGCCTGGAGACCGTGCTCAGGACAAACACGAACCGGGCGGCCACGGAGGGTGCTGCCGAGGTGCTGCGCGACGAGCGCGTGCAGGCGTTCGTCCCGCTAGTTGAGTACAGCGCCACGCGGGACAACCGCACGCGGCCGGCGCACCGGGCGCTTGACGGCTACGTGGGGACGATGGCAGACTTCGACCGCATGGGGATTACCCCGCCCTGCGGCTTCAACTGCCGCTGCGCGCTGATCCCGGTGTCGGCCTCGGACGCGATGGACAACGGCTGGACGCTCCCGAACGGGACGCTTGACTACCAGGCGATCAGGGCGCACAACGGCGCGCGGCAGGGCGTGATCGACCGCCGCGAGATCCCCGATCCCGGCTTCGTGAATGCGTGAACGACAAGGAGGAACGCTACGATGGGCGGCATGAGCACCCGGAACGAGATCAAGGCGCGGCTGGGCATCCTCGCGGAACCGCCGGCGAAGGCCAGGATGGGGCGATGGACGCTTGAGGATTCCGCAGGCTGGGGCGACATGTCCAAGCAATGGACGGCGACCATCAACGGGACGCAATGGGCCATTGTGGTGGATGGCGCAACCGGAACCGGATCGCTCATGCGAATGCAGCCAGGGCGCGCGCCGCAAACGGTCCAGCGCGGACCTGTTGAGCAGCTGAAGCGATACGCAGAGTCGCTCCGCGCCTCCCGCCCCGGCGCGAAGGCGAAGATGGCGACCGCACGCGACGTAAAGGAGGCCAAGGCGGCTGGATTACGCGTTGGAGACATCGTGCGCTACAAAGACATCGTTGACCCAAACGACCGCAAGTGGCGTGCGCGCATCGTTGAACTGCGCGGGCCACGCTTGCTCGTTAGCAACGACGTAATGCCTGAGTTCCGCGACTGGGCGCTTCCGCCCTCCACGTCCGTCATGGTGGACGAGGTTGTAAAGGCCTCCCGTCCCGGCGCGAAGGCGAAGTTTGCCAGCAAGCGCACCACGGCGGGCGCGCTGCGTAAGCAGCTTAGGGCGCAGGGAATCACGAGCCCCGCCGACCTTGAATGGCACGGCATCTCCGCAAGCGATCCTGACAACACGCCGTACTGGCTGCACGAGGACGGGTCGATGGAGAAGATCCGCGCCTCCCGCCCCGGCGCGAAGGCGAAGATGGATCTGACGGACGTCCAGCGCAAGGCCGGATACAAGTGGCGCGTGGCCTACACCCGGCAGCTCGGCAAGGATCAGTACCTCGGCGGCCCGCCCGTCACGATGCAGGACGACCTGCTCTTCGCAACCGAGAGCGCGGCACGCCAATGGGCCGACACCATGCTCAAGAAGGGCTGGTTCAAGGGACAAGGCGGCGGCCCTGAGAAGATCCTCAAGGCCACGGTGCTCATGGCCTCCCGCATTGGCGCGAAGTCCACCCACGAAGCACCCGCGCAGAAGCCCGGGCGCAAGGTCATGGCCGAGTCCGACCCCGCCGTCAGCGCCAAGATCCGCAAGCTCATGGCCGAGGGCAAGCCCCAGAAGCAGGCCGTCGCAATCGCGCTCGACATGAAGCGCCGAGGAGAAATCTGACATGGCACAGGCATTCATCTCGACCGGACAGCCCAACCTTCGCCGCATGACGGTCAACAACGTCGCGGCGTCCTACACCAACCCCGTCCCCACGAGCACCAAGCCCGCCACGGGCGTGGTCATGGACATGGCCCTGACCCAGGGCTACGCGCAGCCCAGCCTGCTCAAGGCGCTCCCATGGGGCGCGCTCGACAACGGGACCGCGTGGGCAACGAGTAGCACCACGACGGGCATGAGGATCGTCGGTTGGCAGTCCTACCGCAACGTCGCGGCCTCGGACACGTGGTGGTTCCCCACGATCCTCGCGCAGTACACCCTGCTCTTCCCGTCTACCAACAACGGCTACAACGTGGACGGCACCGCGGACGTCTTCGTCTTCGGCGGCTTCGGCGCGGCCATCACCACGCCGCAGTTCCCGACCCCGAACACCTTCTCGTCCAACGGCACCTCGACCTCGTCTGGCAGCATCACGACCTCGAGCAGCGTGCTCGTTGACCTCGCCGGATCGCAGCTCGTGACGGCCAACTTCATCGCGCCTGCGCCGGCCGCGCCGCGCACGGTGAACATGGGCCTCTTCTGGTACGCCATCTGACGTGCAGCGCGCCGCACGACCATCCCGTCCGCACCTGCCCGGGGCGGCGACGTCGGCGCTCCTGCTGGGCGTGCAGGACGATTCGTCGGGCAAGTGCTTTGCCACGGCCGAGCCCAACCAGCCCAGCGGACTGACTGCCACGGCGGTCAGCAGCTCGCAGATCAACCTGGCATGGACGGCCGACGCCACGCCGGCGCCCAACCAGGCGTCGTACTACGACGTGGAGCGGTCCCCGGACGGCCTTGGCTCCTGGACGAGCATCGGCAGCACCACGAGCAACTCGCTCAGCAATACGGGCCTGCCCGCCTCCACGCAGTTCTACTACCGGGTGTCGGCGTACAACTGCTTCGGCGGCAGCCTTGCTAGCGCGACGGCGAACGCCACGACGCAGGCGGCGTCGGCCCCAACGGCCCCGACCGGGGTCAGCGCGAGCGCCAGCACCACGGCGGTCGCGGTCACGATCACCTGGACAGACGCCTCGAGCAACGAAACCGGGTTCTACGTCTACCGGAACACGACGAACACCACGACGGGCGCGACCCTGCTGTCGACCCTCGGCGCGGGCGTGCAGACCTACACCGACAACGCGACGAACAACCCGTCCGCGCCGCCGGCCATCGGCACGGTGTACTACTACTGGGTCAGCGCCTACAACGGGGTGGGCGAGAGCTCCAAGACGGCCGCCAGCCAGAACGCGACGGGCGGGGTCACGACCCTCAACGTCCCGGCCGCGCCGACCTCGCTCACCGCGACCGCCACGAGCACGACGCAGATCAACCTTGCCTGGACGGACAACGCCACGAACGAGACCGGGTACACGGTCGAGCGCCGCAGCCCCGCCGGCAGCGGCTCGTACTCGACGGTCACCACCCTGTCGGCTGGCGCGACCTCCTTCAGCAACACTGGCCTCACGGAGAGCACGCAGTACGAGTACCGCGTCTATGCGACGAACGCGGCGGGAAACAGCGCCAACAGCAACGCGGCAAGCAAGTTCACGATCCCCGCGACCCCCACGGGCCTGACGGCGACGGCGGTCAGCAGCTCGCAGATCGACCTCGCGTGGACGGACGTGTCGACCGGGAACACGGGCCAGCGCATCGAGCGGCGCACCCCGAGCGGCAGCGGGTCGTATTCGACTTTGACGACCGTCAGCGCGACGGCCACGACGTACAGCGACACGGGGCTGACGGCATCGACCTCGTACGAGTACCGCATCGTGGCGACGAACGCGGACTACGACTCGTCGCCGTCGACGGCGGCGAATGCGACCACGCAGAGCGGGGCGCTCACGCCAGCATGGAGCATCGACTGGTCCACGGGCACCCCATCGGGCTACACGCTGACCCGCGCCAGCAGCGGCACGTACGTTGACTCCTCGGGCTACATCGCGTCGGCGTCCACGGACGTCGCCCGCCTCACCCACAACAGCAGCGGAAGCCGGCTCGGGCTGCTGGTGGAGGAGAGCAGGACGAACAGAATCACGTACAGCGAGGACTTTAGTTCAGGCTGGGGATTGACAGGCCTAACTTCGACATCCAATGCAACGGCATCTCCGACAAATGCCACGGATGCAACCAGGCTGGTGGAGTCATCAGGAACTAGTTTCCACGAAGCCTATCTAGGCATTAATCCAATTGGAAACTGCGTGTTGTCGGCGTACCTGAAGGCAGATCAGAGAACCGCAGCTTCTGTTTCTCTATACAGGGGAGTCAACAACTGGATCACATGCACATTTGACTTGTCTGCCGGGACCGCGGGTAGCGTGGCGGCAGGCTCAAGCAGCGGATTTAGTTCGACTGCATCTGGAATTGAGAATGCGGGTAACGGGTGGTACCGATGCTGGATTCAAGGAGACATTTCTTCAGGCTCGACGTTTGTCAACATTTCGTTGAATACATCTGCTAATCCGACGAGAAGTGCGAGTAACGGTATTGAGTCATATGCCGGCAACACTTCTAACGGCGTTTATGTGTTTGGCTGCCAGCTTGAAGAGGCAAATGCTGCTCCGACTTCATACATTAAGACCACTGGTAGCACCGTCACCCGCAGCGCCGACCTCGCGCACGTCCTGGATTCCTCCATCACGTCGTGGGGCGACCCCGGTGCCCTCGTCGTGCACTTCTACCCGCCGGGCAAGGCCGGGACGCTGCTGTCCACCGACGATGCGTCTGCGGCGCAACTCGGCCTTCAGGCCAGCAGCACGACCGCGGCGCGGGCGTTCTGGTCGAACGGGCAGACCTCGACGGGCACCATCGCCGCGGGGGTGAACAAGGCCGTCCACTACTGGAGCGGCACGGCATCGTCGTTCTGCATCAACGGCGGCACGGTGCAGACCGGGACGAACAACGTCACGACCTTCGGCAACATCGACTTCGTGACCTTTGGCGCGGAGGCGACCGACAGCAGCGGCAGCCCCGGCACGTTCTCGCAGTGGCCGAATCTGGTCATCCGCAAGATCGAGTTCTACGCCGGGACGCTCACATCGGGCAACCTCCAGACGATCACCACATGACCCCCTTCCACGACTACTGGCTCAAGGGCGAGGACGAGGCCCACGTCCATCAGGCGATGGCCGAGGCGGGCATCCCCCTGCTGCCAGCCGCGGAGTCGTCCTTTGACCCCATCGGCACGATCTGGGTGCCGGGACCGGACGTGGACCCGGACGGCAACCCCATCCCCGTGCCGCTCCCCGGCTGGCACGCCAACCTGCGCCTGCGCGACAAGATGACCTTCCTGCAGCGTTCGGCCCTGGAAAGCATCCTCATCCCACAGCCCCAGCACCCCGTCCGGGTCTGGGCAGGAGCAGACGAATGACCCCCACATCCCACCCCATCGTCGAGGCCGGCGACAAGGTCGTCATCAAGGGCGTTGAGCTCTTCATGGCCTTCGACCCCGCCATCGACGACGCCAAGGCCGACCCCGAGCTCAAGCGCTTCGACAACGAGCGCCTCCGCAAGATCGTCGGCGCCACGGGCAAGCACATGAGCCGGGGTTCCTTCCCCCGCGTGGTCATCATGCACGAGAAGGACGGCAAGGAGCCCAAGTCGGCGGTCGGCAGAATCCCGGCCCTGAAATACGAGGAACGGGATGGGGTCGGGTACATTGTGGGCGACATGGAGGTGGGAAGGGACATCTTCGACCGCTTGATCGCCACCAACGCCTTCCCCAGGCGTTCGGCTGAGATCTGGTCTGAATCCAACCACCTGAGCGAGGTGGCGCTGCTGGGCCGCGAGACCCCACGGCGCCCGCTCCCCGACACGCACTTTGAGCGTGCCGGCCTGAAGATCACCTTCTCGAAGTCCAACCACGACCTCGCCGGGGTCGGGGGCGGGCTGAACACCTTCGTCCCGGCAGCAATCAAGGAGGAGGCTTCCATGCCTTCAGACCGAGACTACGGAGCCGAGCTCGATGCCATGAAGTGCGCCATCGACGACCTGGCCGCCACGATGAAGAAGAAGTTCGGCGAGGACAACGACGAGGACAAGGCCGAGATGGCCGGCGAAGGCATGGACTTCCAGGCCGACGAGGAGGAGGCCGAGGAGGGTGGCGAAGGCGTCCACATCGACATCGGCAGCCACGACGACGAGAGCGCCGAGATGGGCATGGACGAGGAGGAGGAAGTGATTGCCTCCCGTTCCACCTACGCCCTGCGCTCGGAGAACGCCCGCCTGAAGGCCCGCATGAGCCGCCTCGAGGCCGAGGTCAAGCGCGAGCGCTTCTCGCGTGAGATCGAGATCATGGAGCAGGAGGGCTACCGCATCCCTGAGGGCCAGCGTCCTGCGCTCCTGGCGCAGCTCGCCTCGGCCAAGGACCCGGTCGCCCTGCTGGAGTCGTGGCGCGAGCTGTTCTCGCGCGACCCCATCGGCGCCAAGATCGACATGAGCCGCGCGTCCATGCCCAAGGCGATGGCCGTGGGCGACGTCGGCGACCTCGTCAAGCAGTTCGCAGGCAAGCCGGATGAGTTTGCCAAGGCGATCAACTCCCGCATCAACAAGCGCTGAGGCGCAAGGAAACAGACACCCATGCTCAACTTCTCACCCAACCTCGTCGCGGGCGGGACCATCAACCCGTACCGCATCGTCAAGATGGACACGACCGCCTTCACGGGCGTGGCCGCCACCGCCGCCGCCGACTACGTCGTGGGCGTCACGGACGGCTCCACCCGCCGCTTCGACGCGACGGCCAACGCCTCGTCGGGCGACCCGATCAGCCTCCAGCCCTCGAACGTGGTTCAGATCGAGGCTGGCGGCAACATCACCGCAGGCCTGGGCCTGATCCCGTCGACCGCAGGCGTGGCGATCACGGCCGCCGGCTCGGGCAACGTGCCCATGTTCGTCGCCCTGGAGGCTGCCGCCAGCGGGCAGATCTTCTGGGCCTACCGTCTCCCCGCCACCAAGGCGCTCTGATCCAAACGGACCTTAAGGAGGTCACACAATGGCTTACGTCGCAGTCGGTGGCGGGCTCAACACCTACGTCCCGTCCACCAACGCCCTCGCAACGGGCGCTCTTCAGGTCGAGTTCACCCGTGCGGTGAACACGTTCCCCATCACCAAGTACGCGCAGATCGTCCCGGTCAACCAGATGACCGGGTACTACCTGCGGCTGGATTCGGACGACAACGTCCGCATCACGGACATCAACGCCTTCCAGTGGCCGCTGGGGAACGACCGTCCGGTCGGCTCCACGAACCAGCACGACTTCGTGCAGTTCGCCTGCGCCCGCTTCGCGTACCCGTTCTACATCCCGAACGAGACCGTGAAGCAGGCCGCCTGGGACATCGTCGCGCAGCACGCCCGCGCCAAGGCGCAGCTGGCCATGACGGGCCGCTGCATCCGCACCGCGACCGCGCTGACGACCTCGGCGACGTTCAACGCCGTGGGCAACTACGCGGCGACCGGAACGGCCAGCCCCGGCGGCGGCGTCTGGACGACCTCGCCGACCAACATCATCCAGAAGGCGATCCAGGGCATCCTGCAGCGCATCTCGCTCACCACGGGCGGTGCGGTGCGGGCCGAGTACGACGTGATGATGGTCATCTCCCCGACCGTCGCCAACCTGCTTTCGCAGACCACGGAGGTTCGTGACTACGTCAAGAACTACCCCGCGGCCATGCCCTTCCTGCAGGGCTCGGACACGTTCGCCATGTACGGCCTCCCGCCGAACCTCTTCGGCGTGCAGGTGGTCGTGGACGACAGCGTGCGCGTCACGACCCGCAAGGGCGCGTCGAGCACGACCCGGCAGTACATCTACGGCAACTCGGCCGTCTTCGTGAGCCGCCCCGGCGGCCTGATCGGCGTCGAGGGCTCGACGAGCTTCTCGACCGTGCAGATCATGGCCTTCGAGGACATGACCGTCGAGAACTGGGACGACCCGAAGGACCGCCGCATCGAGGGCCGCGTGATCGACAACAGCACGACCGAAGTGGTCGCGCCCGTGTCGGGCTACCTCGTCGCCGACGTCACCGCCTGATCGGTCTCGGAGTGGAAGGGAAAGGGGGGAGGGCGCTTCGGCTCCCTCCCCCCCTTTCGTGAACGGAGGCACGCATGGCATTCGCCACCTACGCCGACCTTGAGAAGGAACTGGACGCCCGGATCATCGCCGAGCTCTGCTCGGACAACGGGGAGGACTCCGCGCCCCCCAACCCGATCACGACGATGGCGCTCGAGCGCGCCACGGCCATGATCAAGAGCTACGCCCGGGTGGGGAACATCTACACCGACCTGGACCTCAACACGCTGGCCAGCGCAGGGGACTGGCTCATCGTCGGGCTGACCTGCGACCTGGCAACCGAGGTGCTCTTTCAGCGCCGGGGCATGGT